TATAATGACTAGGTCTCCTAGTGCTAATACGGGTAGGTCTTTTACTAAAACTAGGTTGATAAGTAGGTGTCTCTGATGGTTCCTCAGTGGGTTCAATCGTCGGACTAATACTCGGTTCCTTAGTCGGTTTTTTACTACTTGCATAAGTAGGTTTCTTAGTAGAAGAAGGTCTATACGTACGAACACTTGGCTGTTCTGTAATTAGTTCTGTTGGTACCTCTGTTGGTACTTCAGACGGTGCAACGGTTTTTCTACACATTATCGGCATACTACTAATAGGAATACTAGGTCGCACGCTTGGTCTGTAAAAAGGTTTTTTACTAGTTGGATGTGCAGTAGGTTTAGGAGTAGGCCTATAAGTACTTTTAAAACTAGGGCGCAAACTAGGTCTTAACGTAGGCAATAAAGTACTACGAAGACTGGGTCTTACACTCGGTACTATAGTACTGGGACATCTCGTAGGGTTCATAGTTGGTACTATAGTACTAGGACATGTTGTAGGCTTCATAGTTGGTATATTTGTAGATAATAGTGTAGGTACAATAGTTGGATTACATCCAACATTAATTGGAGTGGAAATATTTTTTGATCCAATTAATAATTGATAGCATCCATTTGGTGTGGATATATTTTTTAATCCAGTATAATAAAATTGATTAGATAAAACCATCGCTGGTTTTAATATAGCATCTGTAATATTTACATTTGCTCCATAAACACTCTCATAACTATTTAAAATTAATATTAAAAAAATAACTACGTTTTTCATCATCATTTTTAATTACTATACTATATTTATATACTATATTTATACTTAAAAATATTTGATAATTTTAACTATCAATTTTTTTTCTATATTATACACCTGAAATGATTTTAAAATTCTCATTTAACAATAAAAAGTATAATATTAATAAATTTTTAAGGTATATTATATTTTTTACAATAATATTGATAAAATATATATTTGTTAAAGCATATACATATTATTTTATGTAATAAAAAGTGAGAATTTTAAAATCATTTCAGATGTATCTGTTGTATACTTCGTGTATATGAAGATTTTAGGTATTTATCTATGTTTATTATAGAATTGTGTTCTTTTCCTATTTTGTTAATATAAATTCGTTTGTATGAATAAATATATATAATTACTTTTACATTCGTTATATATAAATCATTTATTATATATTTACTTATATTTTATTATTATATTTTTATATTTAGTATTAAAATTTAAATATTTAAATATATTATATGAGTGTTGAATTAGTTATTGCACGTTATAATGAAGATATAAATTGGTTAGATAAAGTAAAAAATAAGAAAATAACAATATATAACAAAGGTATAGATAATATTAAATATAAAAGTATAAAATTAGAAAATATTGGTAGAGAAAGTCATACTTATTTAACACATATTATAGAAAATTATGATAATTTATCAGATATAACCATTTTTTCTCAAGGAGACCCTTTTTTTCATAGTCCAGATTTTTTAAAATTAATAGAAGATGTTACCAAATTTCAACCTGTTCAGGCATTAACATCGTGTTATTCTCCATCTTTATATGAAACATCCGAAAAATATAAAAAGTTTATCATTTCTAAAGAATTACGTCGCGAAGGACATCCTCCGTATCAATTTAAAACAACGGATAAAAGTTTATGGATTAATAATATAAATATATATGTAGAATATTATAATAAAGATGGTATTGTATTATATCCTCATTATTATCGTGATTATTCTATTTTGCACGATATTGATTATTTTAAATATATTTTTAAATTTAAATCTATACTACAATTTATGAAAGAAAGATATAAATTAAATAATATTAAATTAAATACTTTAGTTCCAATGTCTTATGCAGCAATATTTTCTGTTTCTAAAGAAGCAATCCTATCAAGAACAAAAAAATTTTATGAAAATATATTGTATTTATTAATAGATGATTATAATAAATATAAAATAGATACAGGCTTATTATTAGAAAGATTATGGCTATCTATTTTTAATTATCAAAAATATAATAAACTTTATAAAAAATTAAATTCAAAAGATTATTCTATTCAATATTATAATGTAAAAATTAAGAATAATATTGGCTCTTTTAATATTGATACATTATTACCATTATATATACTACTATTGATAGATAATATAAAATATATTTTAATTATTGGTTATAAATCAATATTTTTAAAAAAAAATGATAAACAAATTTATAATACTAATTTTAAAAAAGAAATCTTAAATAAAAAAGATAATTCTATAGAAATTAAATTAGATAATAAATTATATCTTACTGTTAATAATATATTATGTTGTGAAAAAATAATTGATGAAAAAAATATAAATAGTATTAAAATTGAAGAATCTTATATTAAAATTAAATAGTAAAGATAATTATTTATAATAATTATCTTTTATATTTATATAATTAATGAGTTCATCATCTTCAAATATTAGTTTTAGTTTTGAATATATGGTATCAATTATAATTATAATTGTTGTATGCAATTTGTTAGTAAAAAGTTCTCCACAAATGAATTCCATAATAGTTATTTTAGTAGGATTATCTGTTGGATTTGTATCCTTATATGTAATGAATAATTTATTTCCTTATATCAATCAATTTGCAAGTAATATTTATCAATATTATGTTTATAAATTTACAAGCAATTATACGTCTATGGGTTATATGCACATATGGCCTCCAATATTAGCTGTATTAATAATATTTATTATATTATTATATGGTAGACAAATTGGTTAATTACACCGGAAATGATAATATATATTTTATCAATATTATTGAAAATCAATTTTATTTATATTTATAATTAATTAAAAATAAGAAGCTATATATTTTTATTACTATTATCAAAATTTAAGTATAATATTTTATTAAATATAAGTTCTATGAATAAATTATTATATTTTTTTAAATATTTATTATAGTAAATCCATTTTAAAATTATGTTAAATTTTATTTTAATAATTTAATATAATTTTATATTTTAAAATATATTTAAAGACATTTTAATATATTAAATTAAGATAAAAGTACACTTCGTAAATCTTTTTTCTCCTCTAAAAATGATAAAAAATAGAGATAAATAGAAAGTTATATCATTACCATTATTTATAGAAGAAGTTAAAATATTTATTTAAAATATTTTCCCACAAAAAGGGTTTTTTAAATTTGTCTGTAAACATTCTTTAAGAGTGTTATAAAACAGATAGACTCGAAAGAGTTATTTATATCAGACTTGATTAGAACTAGTTTTTTTAAAAAATTTACCAGAATTTTAAACTGGACTGACTATAATATAAAATTAGATTAAAAAATATTTTAAATTTATTTCTAAATATTAGATGTTTGATCAATGCTAGAAACTATAATAAAATTTTTAATCATATCTTTAACAATATAATTTATAAACAAATCATATTTTCATTAGATGTTTGATAATAAAATAATTATCTATAAATATATATAATTATTTAAAAACAATAAGTATTATTGGACAAGAAAAGAATAAACTTTATAACACTAGAAACTTTAATATAATAAATTAACAAGATTTTTTTAAAAATAAAATTTTTAATAACATTTTTATAATAAAATAACTAATATTAATATTTTAAATAAATATTTTTATATCTTATATTGTATTATATAACAATATTATTTATAAACAAGTAATATTTTATTAATAATAAAATATTATTAAATTTCTAGCATTGTGTCATATATAGTAATTTATAATTCTACTAAATTTATTTTTATAAAAATAAATTTATAAAAATAAATTTAGTAGAATTTTATTTTGTGATGACTATATAAGTATGTCATTAACTATTAATGAATAAATATTATTAAAATTATTATTATATTCTTTATTCTAATCATAAAGAGTAGTTATATGACATTTAAAATTATTTGTTATAAAAGATAATTCTTTTATTTTATTATCAAACATCTAATATTTAGAAATAAATTTAAAATATTTTTTAATAAAATTCTAAATTGTAATGACTATATAATATTATTTATAAACAAATAATATTTTATTAATAAAATATTATTAAGTTTTTATGATCTACACATCTTTCCATTCACCCATCCATTTCATCCATTCCTTGATTATTACCTTTACATCATCAAAGATATAGTGTTCATAGTCATCTTCAGGGTTTACGTCATTTCTACGTCCTAGTAAATATATATGATATTCATGTTTCAGAATCCACGGATTCCACTCGATCACAATGGATATACCAGTAACACACGAATAGAACTCTGAAGTTTTTTTAACTAAGAACTCGAGTTCTAAGAAACGATTTGAAGTCTCATGAGGAACAATCCTCATAAATTGAAATATGTCAAAATTTTGTTTCCTGCCTTCAATGTATAATGCTCGAAAAAATAAATAGTACATATTAAAAAGAAAATCATCCATCTTAAACGGCAGTTGAAGTGACATCGTAAGCAATGCTATAAACTTAATGATGAGTTGAAAATAAATAATATATAATATTTTTAAATTCATATATTATTTGCTGTCATTTTTTTTATTATCTATGATATAATTATTGCAAAATAAAATTCAGGTAATTTTATATGTATATCATCAATGCTAGAAACTTAAGATTTTATACAATAAAATCAATAAAATCAATAAATTAAAAATATTTTATATATTTATTGATTCTAAAAATATTTATTGTATATTATTAAAACTATTTTAATATTTAAAATATCTACACCCTAATTTATGATTTTTCGACACTTTTTTATTAAATTATAAAATATTTTATAATTTAATATTTAATTAAAAGGTGTCGAAAAATCATAAATTAGGGTGTATCTTATTTTTATAAAAGTCGGCGTTTGAATTATTAAAAGGTGTAAATAAATATTTTTATATGTTATTATAAACAATATAATTTATAAAAAATAATATTTTATTATTAATAAAATATTATTTATTTTTTTGTAATACTGTTTTGTATTAGGGACATGAGATCCCCTATATTGCAGGTATTGCAAAATATTAACAGGTTTAGAAAGTACTTGAACTCCTCGTCTTTCTCAATGTTGAACAACCATCGAAAATTGCGATATTGGTTGCCGTAGGTTAATTCCACGAGTACTATTCTGTACTTGTTTTTTTCTCTATATGGCGGGTTGTTATATTCTATTGGATATGAAATGCATAGAACTGTTTCGTTCTTGCACTTTATCACTATCTCATGTGATGATATTCCTGACCTAAACACTAGTTGCGGCGTTAAACAGCTTAAGGCAAAGATGCTCTTCAAATACACACCCGTATAGTATGTACATACATCAGCATGCGAATATTTAAAAAAACTACAGTATTCATCACGTGTCGCAATGAATATTGCAGCATTGATTGGTAGTGGAATTTTTAAAAACGAAATCAATGCTTTCAGAGATAATTTACCATTGTAGGTATCCACATAAGAAGAACGCGCATTGGTGATATTCGTTAACAAATTCAGGTATCGTAAAATATTCAGTATAAACTCTTGTTTACGCAATTTTTCCTCTTGTTTACGCAATTTTTCTTTAAATTCAGGCGTTTGGAAAAAAAATTTACATTCACCATTATCCATTCTCTTTGTGTTATCCATTGTACCAATAGACTTCTATAATAGCATATAACTGTGTTAAAAAACTGCATATAAAAATAACCATCATTTTTTTTTATGTAAAAAGTTGATTTCCATGAACGCCATATAAATTAAATCTATCTATATTTTCATAACATTCGTACATTAAATGTTCTGAACTAAATGGTATAAAGTTATTGATATACGTCAATAATTTTATAATACCGTTTTTAGAAATAATATGTGCATTCAAACTATCAAAAAAATATTTTTTTAAATAATAATAATATAAATTATATTGATTAATTATTTTATAAGGGTGTAAATGTGATGAATGTAATAAACAAACATCATAATTTTTAGGTAAATATAATATATGATTCATTAGATTGTAAAAAGATGATATAAAATTAGTATTATCATCAATAATTAAATAATTATTTGTATCATCTAATAATAATTCTTCATATAATTTTATTTGATTCCATGTATAATATAATTTATTCATATTTATTTTATTTGATAAATTACAATATTTTTGATTATTATCATGTATTAATTTTTTTTCATATTGTGATCCAATAATATCATGTATTACAATATTTTCACGTTTTATTTTATGATAAATTTCAATATAAAAACCTAATTCTTTTAAAGACATAATAAATGGAATAATCTTATAATTTAATGTATCTTCGTGTTGTAATATATAAATTTTAATATTTTTAGTTATTTTAACCAAATTATCTTTCAATAAATCTTTTGTAATAACTCTTTCCACCGTTGGAAAAAAATTATAATAATTTAATATTTTATATTTTTCTTTTCTTATTATATCTATTCGTTCACTCCATAAATCATTATCTATGGCATTTTTAATTATATTATAAGATTCTTCAAAATCATCTAAGTTTAATATTATATATGCTCTACTATCAATATAATCTGAAACATTCGGAGCACCCCAATAAAAACATAAACATTCACTAATAATAGGTTCCCATAATTTTTCAGTAATATAATTATATTCACTATTGTTTTCTACCATAAAATAATATTTATAAGGTAATATTCCATCAATCTTTTTATCAAAATCTAAAGAATTTTTATAACTACCATATATATCAATTTTAATAGTAGTATCTACTTTATTTTCTAAAAAATTTAAAAAATCAATTCTTTTAATATGACCGGGATCATAATATTTAGAACTACATATTGTAGATAAATGATCATATTTTTTAATTATTTCTTCATTCATAAATTGATTATATGTCATATTTAATTGCCACATACAATTATTATAATATTTTTTATGATTTCGTACATGTAAAAATATTGATTCATCTGGTTCTGCCCACTTACCCCAGGTTTTAACACCCCAATTTTGATGAATATCATTGCACCATGGTTCCATTTGAAATATAATAGTTTTATTTTCAATATATGTATCATTTTCATCATAAGGTTTATTAATAATTATATAATAATCAATATTATTATCATCTGATGTAATTCTTATATTATTCCATATACAATTACCTTTAGACATATTATTCCATTCTTCACATATTTTTTCAGAATTACACCAATTACATAATATTTTTATATTTATTTTTTTATTTAAATGAATAAAAAGTCCATGATTACCTTGTTCAAACCAATCTATAAATTTTAATTCTTTCATATTTATATTATTTTTAATAAATCCAAGTGTATTAAAACCTGCTGTATCCATATCATTCTTTCTACATATATCAAATAAATCATCTATTTTATATTTCTCTATATATTTATAATCATTGTTTATTTGATCATAATTTTTAATAAATAAAAAATTATTATAATCAAAAATTGTATTTATATTAAACGCTTCATAATCTTTTTGGATATCTGTATCAACAGTGTCATTTATATTTCTTACCCATTCAGAATAAACAATATTCGGATTTAATTCATATATATTCAAATTATTATTTATTTTAATTAAATAATCAATACCATGTTTAATACCATTCTTTTGAATATAATCTAACATTTTAAAGGCACCTTTTTTTGTTATTATATATCCAAAAGTTCCACCTACATATTTTTCATTACAATATAAATCTATTGTTATATGTTTATCCTTTTGAATTATCTTTTCATTTTTATGATATCCTAAAAATAAAATATCAATTGTTTCAATATTATTATCTACAAAATCTTTACAATTATTTATTTCTTCAACAAAATTTTCAGATAATTCAATATCATCTTCAAAAATAATATAATAATTATGTATTTTATCTTTTGCTAAATCTATCCATATATTATAATGTGATAGTGCACAACCAATTACTCCTTTTCTATAACCAAAATCATTTCCATTAAATAAATTTTTAATTTCTAATGTTAGAGGAATATTTTTCCCGTCAACTGCTTCATAAAAATAATATTTTTCAAATTGAATAGCATCAAATATTCGAAAAATATTATTTTTTCTATCTTCTCTTTTTTTTAAATTAACAACAATAATTTTATAACTCATTTATTAAGTAATAGTATATAATTTTTAAGTATTATAATTTTTATATATTATTATATATTATTATACCTGAAATGATTTTTAAATTCTCACTTTTTTATTACCTAAGTATATAATAATTATGTAATAAAAATATAATAATTAAAATTTTATAATTTTTTTAATAAAAATATATGATAAAAATATAATTTATAAAAATAACTATTATTTTATATATAAAGTAATATTTATAAATGTTTTAACAAATATATATTTTATCAATATTATTGTAAAAAATATAATATATCTTAAAAGAAAAAGTGAGAATTTTAAAACAATTTCATGTGTATTATATATTATTATTATATATTATTATTATATATTATTATTATATAAAATTATTATATATTATTATTATATAAATTACAAATGTATACATTAACCATATTAAATAATTATGAAACTGCAAATCAATATAATTTGATATGTTGGTATTTATTAAAATTTCATGATAATAAAAAATGTAATATTGTTATAAATCAATATTGTGATATACCTAAAAATAAATTTAATATAGATGGTTGTAAAATTAAATTTTTATATAAAAAAAAAGAAATTAAAATAGAAGTAATAAACACAAACATAAAATATGAATCTGAATTTGGTTATGCATTTATTAAAAAAATAATTATTAAATCTATTTCTAAAGATTTATTAGAAGATTTTTTACAATATATTAAGGATTTACGATATAATATATGTTATAAAAATAAAAGTGAAACAAGTGTATATATACCTATTTTAAATGGTGATCCTCATTTTGAACTTTATAAAAAATTTCCAAAAAGAAATTTAGACAGTGTTATTATTGATAAAGATATTAAAAAAAATATTATAAATAATATTGAAACATTTTATAAAGATAAAAATGATTACATTAATTTTGGTATTCCATATAAAAATGTTATTTTGTTGCATGGACCACCTGGAACAGGTAAATCGAGTATATTATTTTCAATAGCATCATATTTCAATAAAGATATTTATATATTAAATTTTGGTTCAAATATAAATGATGAAATATTTATTCACTTACTTTCACATATTGATTCTGATTCATTTTTGTTTTTAGAAGATATTGATGCATTATTTAAGAATCGTGATGCTGTTAGAAAAGGTAACAACGGATTTTTATCGTTTTCTACACTTTTAAATTTTTTAGATGGTGTTTTAAGAGTAGATGGTTTAATTACATTTATGACAACAAATCATATTGAAAATTTAGATCCTGCATTATTACGCACCGGAAGAGTAAATTTAACAGAAAAAATAGATTATCCAAACAAAGAATTAATTCAAGAATTTTATAAATTATATTTTCCAAACGCTAATAAAACAGAAAGTGATAAATTTGTAAAAATTGTTGGTCAAATTAAAAATATACAATCTTCTACTATAAATTCTTTTTTATTTAATCATCGTAAATGTGATAATATTTTTGATTTTATAGATGAATTAAAAAAATAAATTAACAAGATAGATTTTTCATAATTCATATTCAATAATTTATTGATAATATATAAAAATATTTTTTTATTTTGATTTTATACTTTATTTTAAATATTAAAATATATTATATAGTAAGTTCATTTTAAAATTGTGGTGTTTTTAATTATTTAATATATTTTTAGATAATATTTATATATTGGAGCTTTATTACCTAAAATAATAAATTTAAAAATATATATTTTTAAATTTAGTATTATTAAGATGAATATTAATAATTTAAACAAAAGATTAATAAAATTATATTTAAAAGAAATAAATTATGGTAATTCAACAATAAATAAAGGAAGACCCCGATAAAGAAGAAATTGATCATTATATAGATATTATTTTTAAGGTTATAAAAAATGGTATTCCTTGAAAGTCATTAAATAAAAAATTACACTTTTCAACATATCATAAAAAATTTGTTAAATGGAATAATTTAATAAGCTGTTTCATAATTTAGTATCAATAAATATATCAATAAAATAATATTATTATTTTATAAAAAAAGAAATTTTTTATTTTTTTTATAATATAAATATTGTTTATATTATAAAAATATTGTTTAATATATGTATATTTTTATTTATTTATATTTTAATTGATAAAATAAGAACTCATATATTTTTATAATTTTAATCAAAATTTAAATATAATATTTTATTAAATATAAGTTTTATTAATAAATTATTTATATTTTTTTATATTTATTACAAATAAAGCTATAAAACCAAAAAAATAATATGTATTTTTAATTGTATTTTATAAAAAAAATATTTTTATTTTATAAATAATTTACTAGTCATTACAATTTAGAATTCTACTAAAATATTTTTATAATTAAATTTTTAATTTAATTATAAAAATGTTTATGTTCTCTATTTATATTAGATAAAACAGATAGACTCGAAAGAGTTATTTATTTCAGACTTGATTAAAACTAGTTTTTAAAAATTTACCACAATTTTAAACTGGACTAACTATAATAAAAAATATTATTCAAAAATATTATTTAATAAAAATATAAAAAGAAACGTTTTATGTTATTGTGAAATAACCATAACTTTATATTGTTAGAATTTTTATTATCAATTTACTATATAAATTTTTATGCGATGGTAAAATTTAAATATATATTTTTCATTAATGTAACAAACGGATCTTTATTAAATTCATTATTATTCTTATTATAAAAGAATTTTTTAAACATTTTGTCAAAAATATCTACTTTAAAAGAACATGTGTGAAATATGCATGGAACTCCGTTTTTACTATTTATATATATATTTATTATATATTCTTCTGCAATTTTATATGTTCTACCAGAAATTGTTTTATTAAATATAAATAATTCTTCATCAGTAAATGTTTTAAACATATTAATAAATAAATTTTCCATATTTTCTTTATAAATATTTAGTTCATTACTATTTTTAATATTTATATTATTTTTATCTTCAATAACATATTCAAATTTTAAATTTTTTAAAAATGTATCCATTTCAATTTTTTTTTGTGCAAAATGAGATAAATAAAAATCATATATATTTTCATAAATATTTAATTTAATTAATTCATTAATATTAGATATAATATTTTCATTTTGTTCTTCTTTCAATTTATTCTTAGGATTATTATTAGATTTAGATTCTATATTATTTAAATATTTATCTTTTATATTATTCAATGATAACTTTTTATTACTTGTTGAATTTTTTACTTCTTTTAAATTATTTTCTTTTTTATAAAATATATCCATTATAGATTTCATATTATTACTTGTGAATAAAAAATCTTTTATTTTTGATTTATTATTATGTTCTTCTCCAGATATATAATTTAAGATATTATAAATATAGTTTTTTTCAAGTTTTTTATTAAAATATGTACAAATTGCGTTTAAAATTTTTTTTTTTAAATCTATATTCATATAAAAAATTGGATTGCAATTTTTTTTTGATATAGCTAATATATGTATATGGTCTATTTCATTATAACTTTTATTATAATT